TCCACACCAACCACGTTCTTGATTTTATTAAGTATTTCTTGCGCTTTCATATCTATAAGTCGTTAATAGACATGAAATGATATACTTTTTATAAAACTTTTTTATACTGGGCCTATGCCTTGTGCTTGATGTGAACCATCACAACACTTTTGATGATAAGTATTATCAGCACATAAACAACCCTTTTTGCCTCCTTTAGGAGATGTTTTACTTTGTGTTTTGTTAGATTTCTTTTTCATTATTTCATTTTTACACAGTTAGGAACTCTTCTACCATTTTTTATTTTAAAGCCTATCATCTCGTAGCCATCATAACATGGTTTTTTTAGTTCGTGCTTTTCACATGGCATATACCAAGTTTTGTCTTCAAACTCATGTGTGTGTATTCCTTCGCATCCTATATTAACAGCCATTTCTTCTGCTTTTTCTTTAGTTGAATAAGCAAGCCTATCATCAATGATAGCAAAGTCTTCATTTATAAGCATTGAAGCTAAATTAATTTCACCTAGTTCTTTAAGCTTGCTTTCACTCCAACGTAAACCAGCTTTTCCACCCCACAATAAATAAGAAATAGTTCCGCATGCTTCATTGTCGTTTTCATCATAATACTCAGAAGCCCTACTTAAATAGCTATACATTCTTTTAATGGTTTCTAAGCTTATGTTTTTTTTATCTCTTAATTGAGTAGCTCTTATTTTACCTACTTGAGTTGCGCACTTATTACTAACTTTTTCGTTAAGTTCAATTCCACGTTTGGCGTTGTTAGAAACTGCATCAGGATAATCATTGTAAGTTTCTAAAGTAATTTTTTTGCCTTTTTTAGTTCTTCTATCGTTTGTGATTAAGCCTCTAATTGTGTTAAGCATATAAACAGCTTCACTTTCTAAAATAGCTTCCATTTCTTGTGCTGTGCTATCTCTTTT